GCCAGTGGTAACAACGCGGTTCCGGCGCAAGCCGTTTCTCGCTGTGTTATGACACATACTCGTACAACTGCTACTTGGACCCGCGATGATAATCATTTCGATTTTCAAGGCGGGGGTGCGACGTTCGTCCGAGAGTCCAAAGTTAGGACTATCGGCGTTGGCGCTTCTCCTGATGCCAATTTCCCGTTACTTTCGGGAAATCAACTGTCGATCCTGGGTGCGCTATTCGCCGCCCGTCAAGGGCGACGTTAGCAACCTAGGAGCAAATGTAACCATGCTTGGTTCTTCACTCACTATCACAATGAACGGTTCCGGTGGAACCGCTCATGTGCTTCCTCTCATCAACAGTGACGGTTACTCGTCCGAGTATTTCTTGGACACTGGAACTGTCACCTACCGCGCGAAAGTGCGGCATTCGAGGGATTCCGTCAAATCGGGAACACAGCCGTTCGAGCGTCACTCTGTGACGTTCTCGCGGTATGTGAAACCGAATGCGGGGTCCCAAACGAATGATGGGAGCCTCTCCGAGATTACCTTTACGATCAGAAACGATCCTTCAGGTACCGCGGCGGATATCATTGATCTGTCCGAGGCGATGTCCTTCTATATGGTCAACGCCGGCGGCATTGCCGCCAAGCTGCTGGGCTGGGAATCCTAACGGACCCAGTCTAGAAGCTCGTACATTCAATGGAGTGAAGATCTCGAGCCGTGGATCAGAGGCATAGCCAATGACTAACAGCTACGAGTTACACTTGCTGGGATTGTACCGAGCAATCATCACTGATTGCGAGGTACGTTATCCGCATCTCCATAAGGACTTTACTCGGGATTTCTCTCGTTTACTGTCCTGTGTCGAAACACGGGGTCTATCGTTTCTCACAATAGACCTTGTTGATTTTGGTAAGCACTTTGACCGGTGCCTATCAACTCAACGCCTTACTCTCTCAAGTCTCCCCTTTCAAAGGGGCTACAAGAGAGGGACACCAATTCCTCGATTATTCAAGGGACTGATGTTGCGTGTTTTCGATACTAATGGAATACTTCGCTCCGAT